CTTTATAAGTGGACCTTTGGATGTAGGTATAACTTATGCAGGTGAGAGGCATACTAGTACACCAGGTGAATTACATTTGTTTAGATCAGATCTACCTCATTATGTTCCAAGGAATGAGAGTGAGGAAGTTCGCATCACGTTAGCATTTGATGTGTTTCTTCAACGTACACTGAAAGTAGATTGCTTATTGAAATGATATGTGCTATACTATTGGTAGTGTAAATGAAACCTATGGAAATTGAAGCCTATGTTACTAGGGGATGCTCTTATTGCGACCACCTAAAGGAACTGCTTCAACGTGCTGGTCTCTTTGAACAAACTAAATTTTATAAAGTTGATTCTTTTGGTACTGTTGATGGTAAACACTTAACTAGGGAACAATTCTTAGAAAAGTTTCCTGATGCAAATGGTTATCCATATGTTATAATAGATGGAGTTGAGTACGGTGGTCTAGTACCAACAGCTCGGTTCCTTGTACAAAAAGGTTTAGTGAGTACAAAAAATGGAGATAAATAAAGGCACAGAACTAATGTTAAGGAGGAAGAAAGAACCACCTTCCCCAGTTTTAAAGAGACTAGGGACAGAACAAACCTTTTCCTTCCTCAAACGTAAGTTCATACTAGTATTTGAACTCAGGTGGGAGAAGATAGAAAACTAGTATCGGAGATGGACAATGGAATTAACACCGACCATGATTTACCTCTCGGCAACTTTATCATTTATCTTTTTGTGCATAGGTATCATTGCAGGTTGGAATGCGAAAGACTTCATGCATGACTACTATTGGTCACAAAATGAGCAGACTACATTCCACCCAGAGATGTATGACGAACAAGGTAATTGGTTAAGTGAAGAACTACTGCACGTGAAATTTATTAAAGAGGATGAACTCGATGAAACTGCTGATGAATGAGGTACTGCAAAAAGTATCTAATGCAAAGACAAAAAAGGAGAAGATTGGATTGCTTCAGAAATTTAACACTCAAGCACTAAGATCTCTCCTTATTATTAACTTCGATGAAAGTATAATTTCTATGCTCCCAGAAGGAGCAGTTCCTTACACACCGAACGAAGCACCTGCTGGTACAGAGCATACTGTATTGGAGAAGGAGTATAGAATTCTATACCATTTCTTTAAAGGGGGTTCTAGTATCTCTCAGAGTAAGCGTGAGAGTATGTTCATTCAGATGCTAGAAGGACTAACTGCTGCTGAAGCAGAGACACTAGTACTTGCTAAAGATAAGAAGTTAGGTAAACGATATAAGATTACTAAGGCTTGTGTATCTGAAGCATTCCCTTCTATAGTATGGGGCAACAGAACTTAATGCATATCCTTAGAGAGAAGTGTGACCCTAAAGAAGCACTCGAAAAAAATCTACCATATACTTCATACCTTGTTGAGTATACCGACAAGGAAAATTTAGTATGCTATGATATAGTTGTATCACAGAAGCAGACAGAAATATTTGACCACTACTGGGATAAGTATAAGTCTGGATTGAAAAGGTTTCATCAGACAGAAGGTAATGTAGATCCTAGACGTTGGGTCGATCCAAAGAAACCTCTTGCTACTCCACCAACTAAAAGAAAGAAGAGAAAGAAACCAGAACCACCTGAAGGTGCTGATGCAGCATGAAGAAACATATCTTCTCAGTTCCTATCTTTGAATTAAAGGTTGACTTAGATAAGATAAAGATATCAGAGGGTAAGTATGCTCCTACATGGGAGAGTGGTATCCCTACCACATATGAATCAAGACCACACATACCTAAGGATACATACAAATATCTTCATAGTGTTATAGCACCGTGTTTGAATGAGTTGAGAGATCCTTGGAGTAAGTTAAAGTTTGCTCAGATCTGGAGGAATAAGTATTCTTCTACAGACTATCAAGGATATCATATTCATCCTAAGTCACAGTGGAGTTTTATTATCTACGAGACAGTAGAAAACTCTATGACTATGCTTATGAATCCAGCAGGTCATTTGATTCAGAACCATGCCCCTAGAGGTAACTCTATGGACATGCCTTTATATTATAAACCTAAGTTATCTAAAGGAGATATGATATTGTTTCCTTCTTGGGTGGGACATCAAGTTCAACCAGGAAATGTAGGCACTACCATAGCAGGTAACATAGACATTGAACAACCGCCATTATATTAATGACTTTATCAACAGCATATCGATTGCAACTAACAGATATACTATGCAGAATGATCACAACTGATGGAGTTGAAGTTACTTTAGAGGAAAGGATCTGGATGAATAAATTATGCGAACACAATGCACACGCTAGAGAATTGAGAAATGGATTTCATACAACACACTAAATCTTGTTTCCCTAAAGATGAATGTGAAAATATCATTGAGTATTTTCATACCAATAAAGATGGACATCAACCAGGAAATATTGGTGGTCAGTTAGACTTCGATAAGAAACAATTTACTGAACTCCATATGGATATGAGGGAGATGCATACATCATCCTTCCCATCTAAGATGATGTGGTTGCAACCATGTTTTGAGCAGTATAAAAAAACATATGATTTCTTAACTCAAACTCATCCTTGGGGTCCTTCTCCTCTCTTTAAGATACAGGAGTATTTGCCTGGTAATCATTACAAGGCATTGCATTGCGAGAATGATGTACCTATCCATCACCCTGCTAGTAACAGATGTGTAGCATGGATGGTGTATCTAAATGATATAGAACTAGGAGGACATACAGAGTTTCCATATCAAGAGAAGAGTTTTAAACCTACGCAAGGTGATGTTCTAATGTGGCCTGCTTATTGGACACACCCTCATCGTGGTTGTGAAGTGAGTGAAGGTACGAAATATATTCTAACAGGTTGGTTCACTTACATTGGAGACCACTCCAAACTTGAAGGTGCTAAAGAGGTCAAACTTTAAGACATTATTAAATTGTATCAGATTACACATTCCTACTTGACTATATAATATACCTGTGTTAATATTAACACAATCGTTCAGCTCCCATAAATATAGGAGCCGCAAGTAAGCCGACACGGAACGGAACGTTCATCCCATGATACATTTCTTACTACCCAGTTTAATGTTCGCTAACATGAGTCTCTTGACTTGTGATCAAGCATACGAATTACTAGGTGATGTAAGAAGCGAGTACGGTGAAGTCGCTGACGCTGAAGTTATTCAGACAGTCAAGGACGCTACCGAATCTGGTTGTAACTGGGACGCAAATGCCGACTGAAGGAACGGGTCTTATCCACCCAATCCAGAGGACAAGCCAATGGCACAAGTCACTTACCGTGGAGTCAAGTACGACTCTGAAGCGTACCGTCAAATGGTACAAACAGAAGCTCAAAAGAGAAACCATGATCTAATGTATCGTGGTATCAAAGTGAAACGCAAGTTCGCTTCTAAGAGCTAACCAAAAATCACTTTTGGTTTACAGGAATCTGGGAAAATTTTTTCCCAGATTTTTTTGTGTAGAAAGTCGAGTATAAATACTTAGTAACGTCCGAGAAAGATATGGAATGGAAGAGAGTCAGAGGAAGGACAAGAGAAGGAGTGCGAAGAAGATCATAAAGCTTGCAAAAAAGCATCCAGAGTGGTATACTAAGGAAGAGGTAAGATACGCCAAGTATATAAAAAAATCACTGAAGAAAAAGAATGCAACAAGTGAAACTAGTGACAGTCACTCCCAAAGCGGAGGAGACGATGGGTTACGTGGCGAGAGTCAGCAACCCGAAGAACCAAGACAACCCAAACGTAGCTGGATTACTAGGTTATTGCATAAAGCATGGCCATTGGTCGGTATTTGAACAAGCACACATGACTGTGGAGATTGAGACTACACGTGGTCTTGCTGCACAGATACTAAGACATAGATCATTTACATTTCAGGAATTTTCACAGAGATATGCTGCTACTAATCTGTTAGCAGATGAGATTCCTATGTTTGATCTTAGGCATCAAGACACTAAGAATAGACAGAATAGTACCGATGATGTACCAAAGAATAAGAAGCAAGACCTCCAAGAGAAGATCGCAGAACACTTTGTTGAAGCGATGGATCTCTACAATGAACTCCTCGCTAATGGTATTGCGAAGGAGTGTGCGAGATTTGTTCTCCCATTAGCAACACCAACCAGAATTTATATGACAGGTAGTGTACGCTCATGGGTACATTACATAGACCTACGTTCTGCACATGGAACCCAGAAGGAACACATGGAGATAGCAGAGATGGTTAGATCAGTCTTTAAAGAACAGTTCCCTATAGTATCAGAGGCATTGGGATGGATGTAAGAATCATTGATAGATTTTTAGATCCATATACTTTTAATGAACTGGTAAAACTTTCTAAAAAGTTTACTTATAGATTTAGAGAAGGGGTTAGTGATTACGTAGGTGAGAAGTCGGAACCTTGGAACAGTTATGGTACTAATTTGTTATACAAAGATGATGTACCTAGGAGTCCATTCTTTGAAGACATATACAAAATATTTGCACCAGCATTTAATAGTGAGGAGGTCTTCACAGTTTTTATACGAGTGAAAGCAAACCTATACCCACACACAGAAACATTAAAGGAACACCAACCACATATTGACTATCCTTTCAAGCATGTTGCTGGTATTTTCTCATTAAATACTTGTGATGGCTTTACAAGAATGCAAGATGGTAGTAAAATAGATTCAGTGGCTAACCGCATGGTCTTTTTTGATGGGTCTGTTAAACACAACTCATCTACCACAACCAATGCTAGTGCTAGGTATAATATAAATTTCAATCTACATCGTTACTATTCAGGTAACAATAAATTTAGGAGGGTATCTTAATGAGTTTTACTGCTCGATTAAAAGAAGGAACTAAGAAGTCTCACTCAGCAGCAGAGAATACTAAGTTCGTTGCACAGTTTCTTAAGGGTGTATTAGATCCTGAAGAGTACCGTAAGTTAATTACAGACTTTTGGTATGTCTATGATACAATGGAGCAGTTAGTAGCAAAGACTACTGACCCTAGAGCAAAGGTATTACAGCAGTGGAATGTGGATTTGTTTCGTACTGCTTCTTTACAACAGGATCTTAGATATTATTATGGTCCTATGTGGAGGGAGCAACAGACACCATCTGAAGCATGTAATACATACTGTTACAGACTTAATGAGATTGCAGAGAGTAATCCCTATCTGTTGATTGCCCATCATTATACTAGATATATTGGTGATCTATCTGGAGGTCAAATCCTTAAGGGTATAGCACAGAATGCTTTACAACCACCTAAGGGTGAAGGTCTACACTTCTATGATTTCCCTAGGATAGAAGATGCTAAAGCATTTAAAACTAATTACAAAGCAGTTTTAGATGAGATTGAATTAACTGAGCAAGATATAAATGAATTGATTGCTGAGGCTAACTATGCATTCAGACTCAACATGTATATGTTTGATGAATTGCAAGGGGATGCAAGTAAGTCTTTCTTAAACCTAGCATGTAACTTTGTAAAGTCTAAACTTAAAGGAGGAAATGATTAATGCCAACCTACCCACTTAAACATAAAGAGACAGGAGAAACTAAAGAGTTAGTCATGTCTATGAAACAATATGAAGAATGGAGAAAGGACAATCCAGACTGGGATAAAGACTGGTCTAAAGGTGTTGCTGGTGTTGGTGAGGTGGGTGAATGGCGTGATAAAATGACTAAAACACATCCAGGATGGGCAGATATTATGAAGAATAAAGTTCAGAAGCAACCAGGTTCACGAGTGAGGGGTTGGTAATGGCTACTACTAAAGCTAATGGTCAACCTACTAAGAGGAGAGCGAAGAGGAAGAGACCCATTAATGAGAACTTCTTCAGAGAGATTACTCCACTAACAGACAATCAAAATCTATTGTTTGAGGAGTATGCTAAGGGTAAGAATATTTTCACCTATGGTGTAGCAGGTACAGGTAAGACATTCATTGCTTTATATCTTGCATTGAAGGATGTGTTTACACCTAACACACCATACGATAAGGTTTATATTGTTAGGTCTCTAGTATCTACAAGAGAGATTGGTTTCCTACCTGGTGACCATGATGATAAGGCATTACTATATCAGATACCATACAAGAACATGGTAAGACATATGTTTAAGATGCCTGATGATGCAGCGTTTGATATGTTGTATGAAAACCTCAAGCACCAAGAGACTATCTCTTTCTGGTCTACTTCATTCTTACGTGGTACTACACTAGACAATGCTATTGTATTGGTTGATGAGTCACAGAACTTGAATTTCCATGAGTTAGATAGTATAATCACTAGGGTAGGACAAGACTCTAAGATTATATTTGCTGGTGATGTTAGTCAGACTGATCTAGTTAGAACTAATGAGAAGGATGGTATCCTAGACTTCCAACGTATCATTGAGGATATGGATGAGTTTTCATCTGTTGAGTTTGGTATTGAGGACATCATTAGATCTGGTCTTGTTAAGTCTTACCTTATCAGTAAGATAAACACAGGAGGTAACACTTGACTTTCATACACCTTGATTTGTTAACTCCCATTGAGATGGAGGCAAGAACTGATGAGGAGACAGGCAAACGTGTCTACTTCACACCAGAGGGTAATAAATATCCATCTTGTACCACTGTAATAGGTAGCAATCCTACTAAGATGAAGGGTATAATGAAGTGGAGGAGGCAAGTAGGTGAAGAGAAAGCAAATAACATATCAAAAAGATCTACTTCACGTGGTACTAAGTATCATAGTATAGTAGAAGATTATATTAATAACGAATTAAATCTAGAAGATCATAGCGATCAACCCTTACCAGTAGTGATGTTTAAGCATTCTAAAGATACTTTAGACCGCATAAATAAAATATACCTACAGGAAGCAGCACTTTACTCGGACGTTTTAAGACTAGCAGGTCGTGTAGATTGTATTGCAGAATTCGATGGACGGTTATCCATAATCGATTTTAAGACTTCGGCTAAACCAAAGAGGGTTAAATATCTTTATGATTATTTTGTCCAAGAGTGTGCATATGCATGTATGCTCAAGGAAAGATATGATCTCCATGTCGAACAACTTGTTACTATAGTTGTTTGTGAAGATGGAGAGACTCAAGTTGAGGTTCGTCCTGTTAAGAAAGAGTATCTAGACTCTCTCCTACAATACATAGACGAATACAATGGAAAAAAGTAAACTATTAGAGGATAAATTTATGACTACTGCGAAATTTTCGCAGGAAGTGGAGCGAATAGTTTTAGATAATAATGATATGAATTATATCGATGCTATTATTCATTACTGTGATCAAAATGAGATAGAGTTGGAGACAGTTCCTAAACTTATATCCAAACCACTTAAGGAAAAACTTAAGTATGATGCACAAGAACTTAATTTTATTAAACGTACATCCAGAGCCAAGTTAATGTTAGTATGACTTCCGAATTTTTTAAATCAGAAATAGTACGTGGAGACATCCAAGAGATGATGGAACTCCAACAGATTTGTTTTAAATATGCGATGAGTTTTCCTGTTTTGAGCAAAGAGAGGAAGGAAGAATATCTTGCTGCTTTATTGTTATTGTTGGACAAGCAAGAGATATTGTATGCTAGAATGAAATTGAGTGACGATCCAGAAGCAAAGTCAGTGATTGAAAACATGGCAAAGGGAGTTACAATGCTTGGAGCTAACCAAGAACTCAGTGTACCAATGATGTTTGAGGATTTGAAGAGGAAGGTTGGACAGATGCAAGAAACTTTGGAAAGGGGTTGACTTTCCCTCTGATCCGTGCTATAAATATAAATGTCGGGGTCGCTCCCTGACACGGGAGTGACTGAATAAACTTGCTGGCATAAGGCTAGTTAAGGTGATGAGACACAGGTGGTGCTGCACCGAAAGGTGAATCGACTTACCAGTCGGGTCTCAGACAGTGAGGTAAAAATCTACTCATGTAGCAATGCCCCTTACTTGTTGGTATACATAATTCCAACCTCCCACCCTACTACAAGACAAATACACTTAATACAAAACAATATGTCATTTGCAGATCTAAAGAAGAGTTCAACTTCAAACTTTGAATTCTTACAGAAAGAGTTAGAAAAAACAAGTAACAGTAATAAAGATGAAAGGTTCTGGAAACCAGAACTAGATAATACAGGTAACGGATACGCAGTCATTAGATTTCTTCCACCACCTGCTCAAGATACAGAGCAAGGTCAAAAAGGTCTTCCCTTTGCTAAAGTATTTTCACATGCTTTCCAAGGACAAGGCGGTTGGTACATCGAGAATTCACTGACTACAATAGGTAAGACAGATCCAGTTGGAGAAGCAAATCGTTTACTATGGAATAGTGGACACGAGGCAGATAAAGAAGTAGCACGTAAGCAAAAGCGTAATCTACGTTATTACTCTAACATTTACGTTGTAAAGGATCCTAAGAATCCAGAGAACGAAGGTAAGGTATTTTTATATCGTTATGGGCAGAAGATCTTCCAAAAGATTCTTGCTGCATTGCAACCTGAGTTCCAAGATGAGACACCAGTTGATGTCTTTGATCTATGGAAAGGTGCTAACTTTAAGTTGAAGATTAAGACAGTTGCAGGTTTCTGGAACTATGATAGTTCAGAGTTTGATGTTCCTACTGCTCTTAGTGCAGATGATTCCGAATTGGAAGCTATCTACACACAGGAGCATAGTTTAAAAGCATTTACTGCACCTGATCAGTTTAAAACATATGAAGAGTTGAAACAACGTTTAGATTCTGTATTGAATGGAACACGTGCTGCTTCTCCTTCTCCAGTTTACAGAGAAGAGACACAGACACCTGTACCAGTTGCATCATCTGCTCCTACATTTAAAAAGAGTGCTCCATCGCCAGTGGCTGATGATGATGATGCTTTGAGTTACTTTGCAAGTTTAGCAGAGGCTGATTAAGTGAGGCGAAATTGACTTTTTGATTCTGGCAATTCGGGAAAAAAAATCCCGACAAAAAATGACTAAAAAAGTCGAGCTAGATAGTTGATTTCTTTAACTTCTTAGAAACATAGGCAGAGCACTTATTGTAGGTGCTCTGCTTTTTTAATTCTCGGACTAATCGGGTAACATACCCTTTTTTCAAAATATAGATTTCTCTCTTTGATTCGTTTTGACGAGTTTGGTCTTCAAATACCGAAACTGGTCTACTTATCGTATTTCCAGCAACTGTTTGAACTGTGTTTTGGGAGTCTTGAAGGTTATATTGATAATTAGCGTCATAGAAGGATTTATCGACTTTTTGCCCTTTTTTCAAAAATATCGTACCTTTGCTATTTTTAACATCTTCGCTAATTTCATAATAACTAATATCGCTATAACAAGTCTCTCCATACTTTTCTTCGACCCAGTTTTGCAAATCTGATGAATTTAATGGCCACTGATCATGGATATTAGTGATATTATTCATCAATGCTATAATCCAGTCATATTCATGTCTACCATATAGAACCATTGCTACTTGGTCTATTCTAACATTTTCTGGAATGCTGTATTTGTTGTAATATGCTATATGGCTGAAAATATCACCATTTATCTCAAATCGTCTATAGAAGTTTTTTACGATTGTGAAATCTGCACTAGAAAATGGAAAACTTTTTGGTTTAACGTCATATTCTAGATTTGGTAAAATTGAGAAATACATTAGTAACTCCAACCATCTTTGACCAGATCGTTCTTGTAAACGATCTTTGTTTCCACCATTCCAATTCTTAGTTCAACTGATGTGGGGTATCCACCTATGTAGGTAGAATATGACCCATCTGGTGTGTAATTGATATCTACGTTTGTTAAAGCGAGTGCTTTATATTGAGAGAGGTATGGGTGTTTTGCAGCACCCTTTTTTAATTGCATTCTTACTAGATCTGGTATAGTTATGAAGTTTGCAAATTTATCTTGTGCTACTCCTGCTCCAGCAGAAAAACCACCTGCTACTCCACCTGCAACAGGACCACCTAAACTACCTACAGCAAGACCAGTAACTATAGCACCAAAAAGATCAGCACCAGCATTAGTTTTTCCACCAAATGCAGGTAATGATTCTGCTTTGAATAATTGGCATATAGCATTAATATTTTGTGCTTCCTCTAAATTCCTAGCAGACATTTTGAAGGAAAATCCTATATTACGGATTTGTGGACCTCCATAGAACATCTCTACATTGGGGTTTAATATAATTCCTGTAGTTCCACCTAATGTATCATTTAATGTTAATTGGTTACCACCAGAGTTAACTATTGCTTTTGCTATTACTGATGTTATTGTAGTTCCCATTGCTGGAGTACTACCAATGCTGGACATAAAGTTTTGAAATGCTTGACCAAAATCTCCTTGTCCTAGATTTGTAATTCCTGATAGTGCTCCTGCACCAAAGTTCGTTAATTCTTTACCACCCCAAGTAGCAGCGTATGAAGTACTTACATCTTGAGGCATGTATATGTGTATACTTGTATCTCTTTTTACTCCAAAATTACCATCTATTCCTTCAGCAGCTGCATTTGTTTGATTCATACCTCCTAGTATGGAATTCATAGTCAGAGAACCCTGTCCATCTTCAGCATTACCTCTATCGAAAGGTGGTTTATAACTCCAGAAATCGAATTGAATATAATCTGTATCATTATCAGGAGACAGATCATATGGATACTTAAGTATACCTGATGCTTGTTGTGTAGTTGTTTCGGTCATTCTGCTGTTTGTCCTGGGTACAACTCAATAACACGTTTCATAGAAAAACGGTCTTTGCGTTTTAGGTAGGTTTCATTCCAAACTTTATCTTTCCTATATGAGAAGGTTTTTCTACCCTTCCTATATACAAAATTTTCAACAGGTAAAAATATTGCTGTTTGCCATTCAGCTTGTCCTAAGTCTAAGAACCTAGAACGCACACCTTTTCGTATGTATTTATGGAAGGTACTTCTAGGAACGCTGAGACGGTTGTCTTCTGTTAAGGTTGTAATTATATTATTTCTATATTTTGGGTTGATGTAGTGTAAATTTACACCTCTAAATGATCTAACATTATGATCTATAACGTAAACTAAAGGGAATTCATCCCAATATGGTACTCTTTGACCTAGTGCAGAGTATTCAAATAAGTATAGGTGTCCTCTTTTAATATCGTTTCTAGATCTATTACTATCTTGAAATTTATCGTCTGTTAATGTCTCCTTCTTTTCGTCTGTTTGCATTTTTTCCATTACAGTCTCTGCATCTTGGAATCTCTTAGCAATTGTACGCACTTGTTTCCTATACCACGATGCAGTTCTAGCATGTGATCCTGCTTTTTCTTTTACTTCTTCAAATATAGTTTCTCTAGACATTAAGTTGGTCCTCTGTAAGGATCATAAACTTCATTCTTCTATCATCACACCAATCTTCCGCAGCATCCCACTTTGCTTTATTTTTCATAAAAGTCATAACAGACTTCTTCCATGCTACGGTTTTTCTTTTAGGTTTTGGATCTGGTCCTTTAACCTGTTTCTTTGGTTTTATTTCAACTATACTTCTAGCAAGTCTACCTTCTTTAGTGAGTACTTTTATGTAGAAGTCTGGGTAATACCTATGTATTCGTCCATCAATAGGTGAACGATATGGTATAATAACTTCCTCACTTCCCCATTCTATTATAGAAGATGTATGGTCACAGAATACCATGAATTTTCGTTCCCATAATGACCTGTAGATAATCCTAGTTGGGTTACCTTTATATTTCTTAGGGTTTATTGGTTTATACAACCCAGAGTAAGCCATACTAAATAAAATACAATCCCCGTTTTATTTAGAGTGGCAAGAACTACAATACTGGATCAAATTAATAGAATTGCTCAAAGGGGTGGTATGGCAATGTCCAATGGATATGCCATAAAGTTTGATTTTGGACCAAAGCAGTCTGAGTTGAAGAGTCATATTGATGGTATTCTTCCAAATGCAGACATATATGAAGGATTTTGTGATGAAGCATCTTTACCACCATCTCAAGCAGCAACAGGTCAAACAACTGGAAAATACTTAGGTGAAGGTCAAGTATCATATCCTCACACTAAGATGTATACTGATTTTCAATTAGGATGGATGTGTGATGCTAATATGGAACCATATAAATTCCTGCAAGCATGGTGGTCATATATCTTTTCTGAAGTTGATGCAAATGGAATAGGTTATGATACAGGTGGATACTTTCCTTCTAGGGAGGGATTAACTTACGAAGGAGCAATGGGTGTAAACGCTAAGGTTCGTAATAGAACTACTAGGATGCGTTTTCCAGAGTCATACCATGCAACTATAAGGATTGGTAAAGTTGAGAAGGGTCCTACGGGTGATACTTCAAGAATTTCTATGGTACATGTTCTACAAGATGCATATCCATATAGTGTTGAAACTGTACCACTTTCTTTTGGTGGATCTACCTTAGTTAAAGCAACAGGTAATTTTTATTATAGTAAGCATTATGTACTGTTTAATGATAATAGTACACCAACGTTAGGTTTACTCGCACAATTACTAGACACAAATAACGATGGTAACTTGGATTTATCATCATCAGATGTCGCATAAATAAAAAAAAGTTTACATTATGGCATTACCAAAGGTTACCGCACCTACCTATGAGTTGGAACTCCCATCCACAGGCAAGAAAATTAAATACCGTCCGTTCCTCGTCAAAGAAGAGAAAGTTCTTCTTATAGCAATGGACTCGAAGGATGAAAAGCAAATACAACAAGCATTAATAGATACAATAAAAACTTGTGTTATTACACGTGGTGTAAAACCAGACGAGTTACCTAGTTTTGATTTAGAGTATCTTTTCCTCAGAATCCGTGCTGCTTCTGTAGGAGAGGAGATTACTTTGAATGTTAAATGTATGGATGATGGAAAGACTGAAGTATCTCATACTGTTAATATAAATGAGATTGAGGTTGTTAAACCTGAAGATCATTCAGATAAGATTATGATTAATGATGATGTTGGTATTATTATGAAGTACCCTAGTCTAAATCATTTTGTTAATACTCAATTCACTAAGTCTGCTGCTGATGATGGTATGAACGTTATCGTTAGTTGTATAGATCAGATTTTTGAGGGTGAAGATATAACTGAGGCAAAGGAATGTACTAAGAAAGAGTTGACTTCTTTCTTAGAGAGTCTTACACAAGAACAGTTTAATAAAATATCTGATTTCTTTAGGACTATGCCTAAGTTAAGTCACACTTTTGAAATTGAGAACCCAAATACTAAAAAGAAGTCTACATATACTATAGAGGGATTACAGAGTTTTTTCGGATAGCACTCTTTCATACTAATTTGGAAGAGTATTTTCAAACTAATTTTGCCCTGATGCAACACCATAAATATAGCTTAACAGAGCTAGATAATATGATTCCTTGGGAACGGATCGTGTACCTTGCACTCCTTACCCAATATCTTGAGGAACTCAAACAACAACAATCTAAGTAATGCCATCAGGAACACAAGGATATCAATCAGCAGGTGAGGGTCCTCTTGATAAGAAAGTTCAAGAGGCCATTAATAGTATTGGCAATGGGGGTAACGAAGAGAAAGCTAAGATTAGCGTAGTAACCCCTAAAGATAAATTTATGATCACTGGGGTTAAGCAGGACTTAGGTTCTGCTTTTAGTCCTGGTGGAGACCTTGTTACTTCCAATGAAGATTTAGTTTCTGGACCTCCTGCTAGAGTAATTGATGTATTGTGGACAGTTGTAGATTCTATTGAGAGTCAAACAACTCTGATTGCTGGTCAGACTAGATTGTTAGCAGCATCAGTTGATATGCAAGCTGATGCTTTAGCAGAAACAAAAAGATTAAGAAGAGAACAAAGGTTAGAGAAGACAGAAGATTTTTCTGGAACTCTTAAACCAATTAGAGATTCTAAGAGTGGTGGTAAGTCTGGTAATGCTCTATGGGATATGGTTCACCTACTTGGTGATGCTGTTAGAGCACTTAAGTGGACAAGTAGATTGGGCAACATGTTGCCTCCTGCTAGAACATTAAATGCACTTCCTCCTGCTGGTGGAGTGCCAAGGAATGTTGCTCAGGGTGTAAATCCAACCAATAGATTAATTGGATCTGCTGATGATGTAGCAGACTTAAGTAAAAGACAGAAGATTCTTAATATTATTGAGAATAGTTCTAATCCAGGTGAAGTTGCAGCTGCACAAAATAGGTTAAAGCATTTAGATTCCCTCAAGAATGCAGATTTGGGTGTTAAACCAAAAACATCATGGATGGATAATATTCTCAAACCATTGAAGAATTTTGAGAACCCATTAAAAGGTTTTGATATGCCGAAGATGCCTGATTTAGGTATCGCTAAGATATTAAACAATCCAGGAGTATCAAAAGCAATTCCTTTATTGAGTGCAGTAACAGGAACAATGTCTCTTAGTGAAGGAGACCTAGCAGGTGCTGCTGTTGACTATACTGATGCTGCTGTTGATATGGCAGGTATTGGTGCAACAGCAACTGGTACTGCTTCTGCTGCTGGTGGTGCTGGTGGAATCATGGGTATTTTAGGACCAGCAATGAGTGTTATTGGTACTGGTTTAGCGTCATCATATGTTGGGGAAATGACCCGTGGTATGGGTGATTGGATACGTGGTGATGGAACTAATCAAGCTCAGAATGTTCTTGGTAGTCTTACTGATGGTTTATCTGGTGCATTAGAAATAGTAGGAACCCCATTCCGTGCTCTATATGAGGGTGCTAATTCACTTATTAAGACTGGTGGATTTGATGAGTCTAATAAGGTAATGGCTGAGGTTGATGCTAATATACGTGAGTCTGGTAGAAAATTCTTAAATCAATTTGACTTCCTTAATATAGTACCTGATGAAGTGGGTGGATTTGGAGCACTTGGTTTGTATGGGGATCATGCAGATAGTGCTGTAGAGAAATTACAAAGTGGTGATAGGTCTGGATCAAGTGTTACTGATAATTTAAACGCTGAACAGAATCAAGAATCACCTATAAAGAATGCAGAGGGTGGATCATATATTGTAGACAATCCTATGATAACAAGAGGATTGATGGGTGGTGAAGCAGGTAAAGAATTAGTTACTTTCACTCCATTAGGTAAGTCATTCCGTGGTGGTTTACATGATGCATTAGCATCGGCTATAGAAGTACCCATGAAGGCAGCAGGTGGTGGTATAATGGCAATGGCTGCTAAGATGCCTGAGTTTCTCGGACCACTTGGTAGCATGGTTAAACCAGGTATTATGAAGTTGTTGCAACCACTTGCGAATATCTTTGAGATGCCTAATATGAGACCTAGTGGTGGTTCCTCATTACAAGGTATCGAACAAGTCAAAGGTCACTTTGAAAATATGTTTGGTGGATTAACAACAGGAATACAGAGTTTAGCAGAAAGATTTTTACCAGCGAGTTTGAGAAATATGCTACCAATTGGACAACCAGAAACACCACCAGCACAGACAGCACCAGCAGCAACAGAAGCACCATCTCAAGGGATAGAGGGTGAAATGTATGCTTATATGACTAAAGAGTTAGGATTGAGTCATAATAAGGCACTTGGTATATTAGCAAATATACAGAGAGAAAGTAATTTTGATGTTGATGCACGATCAGGTGATGATGGTGGTGCTGGTGGATTATTCCAGTGGTATGATACTCGTCAGAAAGGAATGACTGATGCAGTTCCTGATTGGGAGAATAATTGGAAAGGTCAGATTAGATATGCTATTGGAGAAGATGCTGGACCTGAGTTCCAACAACAACAATTTAACTCACCACAAGAAGCTGCTGATTGGTGGATGAAGCATTGGGAAAGACCAGCAGATTTGGAAGGTGGTTCTCAGAAGCATAGTGATTATTTGAATAATCTAATGTTACCACCTATTAGAACTGAGCATGTTATTATTGCTCCTGATATGTTGAGTCCACCTCCTATTACTCCAGGTAGTGTACTTTCTAAGAATGTAACTGAGACTCCTAATACTAATATTATTACTATTCCGCAACAACAAGCAGCAGCACCTGTACAACAAGCAGGACCACCTATTAGTCCTTCGTTCAGACAACCTTTAGTTGATGAGAATGCTGATCCATTCAAGCAAATTCACCTATATTCTTTGAGTACCTAAATGTCTGACGAAGCACGATCACCCGATAGTTTTACTTTTAAAGAAGCGTTCTTGCATCCTCATGGTGGTGGAACACCATTAGATATACGTGAAACTATACAGGGTATGATGTATTACGAGGATATATCTAAACCTTTTATCAGTATGACTATGAGAGTCATTGATTCTGGTTTTAACGTTCGTTCTAGTGGTCCGATTCAGGGAAATGAGAAGGTAATAATAGTAATAACAGATGCATTTGAGAATGATTTTACTTACGAGTTCTATACTTATATTTTAAAGGATATTGTAGTTGCAAATAAGGTACAGACATATGTTCTTGGATTGATATCAAAGGAAGCACTTCAGAATGAAGGTGTTAGAATTAATAAGTCATTGAAGGGATACCCTCATGATATAGCACAGGAGTGTGTTAAAGACTTCCTAAAGAGTGATAAGGATTTTCATAAGGATGAGGCTACTAATAAAATGGCGTTTATTGCATCTAACAAGACACCATTTACAGTATGTTCTATGATATTGAATAAATCTTTATCTTCTCCTACTCCAAGAACAGGTAATGATGGTGATGCTACTGCTACTGAGGTTGGTTCATTAACAGGACACGCAGGATTCTTATTCTTTGAGAATGCTAAGGGATTCAATTTTAAATCCATTAATAATTTATGTGATCCAGAGAAGGGTGATCAAGAATACGCAACAGAAGGTAAAACATTTACAGATTCAGTATATGATGCATCAGGACTTGGTGCAGCAGATTCAAGGACAATAGAAAAGGTTGAATTTACCTCTGAGATTAATGTTATGGCAGGGTTGAGGTTGGGAGCATATTGTTGTGAATTACAAACATACAACATGGATACTGGATATGTGGAGACTTCTTTATTCTCTGCTAATGATGAGTACTCTAATCAAAGTCATCTAGGATCTAGTGATTCTTTAACAGAGGGTCAAAAGGAATTAGCTAAGACTCCAACTAGGATTACGTCTGCTATCATGTCTAGTGAAGCATATTATAGTGGACAAGATGTTGCAGCAAAGGATGCTGAGATAAAAGATTGGACTAAGAATACACTGACACAATCGATCTCTCGCAATTATCTCCTAAATACACAAGGATTAAGAATCGATGTCCCAGGAAATCTCGATTTGGTTGTGGGAGAAAAGATTAAAGTAATCCTCTCAAACTCAGTAGCCGAGGAAGAAAGAGAAACAAACCCTATAGACACCGTGAATAGTGGAATTTATTTGATCACTAAATTGTCTCGAAACTTTAATAGAACCAACATGAAGGTCACAACGGTGTTAAAATTACAAAGAGACTCTTACGGTTCCGATGATGGGACTACTACTTAAAACGCTTAAACTATTATGGAAAGCATAGAACAACACATTAAAAAAGACCAAGAGATCTTACAAGATCCTCAGACAAATCCTCAGATGCGTAGGCATATTGAAGGAGAATTGCATGATTTAGAAGATTATGTTTCTCACCATGCAGCAGAGATAGCAGCAGGAGATCACCATGACCCTAATACCATAGAACTATGGTGTGACCAGCATCCAGACGAGCCTGAGTGCTTAGTATATGACGATTAATTATGGATCCTGTAGTTAACTCTTTATTACCATCTTTCCAGATAGGCTCTGATGGAGCTCAATGGTGGGTGGGTCAAGTAGAAGAAGTTGACAACCCTAAGAACTCCAACCGTTTTAGGGTCAGGATTGTTAGTGCTCATTCGTCTGTATGTGCTGACGTACCAAAGGAAGATCTACCTTGGGCTCAAGCTGCACTACCAGTTACAATACCATATAAGGATGGTGGAGCATCTGGTGCAACTGCTAATCTTGAGCCTAGTGATTGGGTTTTGGGTCTGTGGTTAGACGCAGATAAGACCAAACCTATAATTCTTCATTCTATTGGTCATGTTGCTAATGCTGCTGAAGAACCACCAGAGCAGATGACTCAAGCTGCTGCTGAGTTAAATTGCCTCTCATTTACACCTAAGATCAACGCTAGTACAAATCTACTAACAGATCAACCAGTAAATCAAGAAGAGACAAATCAGAACTTAGCATCGGGTCTTATAGCAGGTGGTAATGTTAACACATATTCAGCACAAGATCTATCACATCGTGGTAAGAACAGTGTATCTAATCCATTAGGTACTAATGTTTGTGTTGCTGTAGCACAGGCAGAATGTAATGGAGAGACAAAGAAAGATATTAAGTATATCTTAGGTGAACTATTTGCTATGGTCTCAGAAAGTGGTGGTAACTTAGGTGACTACCTTGTTAGTAAGGCCAATGGTGAGATCTTTAGTTATGTGGGCAAAGCTAAGGGTTATATTAATAAGGTTCTTAGAGTCGTTCGTGATGCAATGGCTCGTATACGTGGTGAGATTATCGCTGCATTGAGGAAAGGAGTTGAAATGCTCGTTAAACTCATACTCTCTCCATTTGAAGGAATCTTAGAAGGTGTTCAGGCATGGCTTGATCAGATGCTTGAGAAGATAGGATGTTCTATCGAAGATATACTTGAAAGACTAACTGATTTCATCACAAGTTTAATCTTTGATTATCTTCTTAAAGTATTCAGAGCAGCAACATGTCAGGTCGATATCTTTGTTAATGCTATCCTGAATAAGATTATGTCCTTTGTGAACAATCTTCTTCAGTCTGTACTTGGTCCTCTACAATCAATTCTAAGTATAGCAGGGAATGCATTGAACATCGTTGGTGGTGCAATGTTTAAGATCATGTCCATTCTTGGAATCTCATGTGGTGGGGTTGATTCTAAGTGTGGTGATGAGAATACAAGATGTACTTCTAAGGAGAAGGAAGATAAGAGTGATTTCTTAGATGATCTTCTTGAGAAACTAGCAGACGGACCACTTGATTACGGACAGAGTGTTTGTGATGATGCTAGGGGATATCCATCTCCAGTCACAACTGGTGGTATCATATATGGTGGACTTCCTGCTATAGTTCCTGGTGGTGGAAATAATGAATTTATCTATGGTAATCCTCCTACAACTGGAGCAGGTACACTTCCTCCTGATGGTGGTGGTGAGGTTACACCAACAGAAAGGATTGTAAATTATGAGATCCTTAATGTCAATGTATTGGAAGGTGATGTTGCTGAAGTAAAGGTATTGAGAACTGGATATATTGAAGCATCTAGTTCTGTTACCTTTAAGACAGTAGAAGGTAGTGCTACTGCTGATGTAGATTATGTTTCGACTAGTGGTATCCTAGGGTTTGGTAAAAATCAAACTGAGAGAATTATTGAGATTCAGACAATTAAAGACTCAGAGAATGATACACCAGAGGAATTCTCGGTAGAGATTGATTATTCTACTGGTGTAGGTGAAGCACAATTCACAAACTATGAGGCTATTGTAACTATAGGTCTTGCTCCTGTACCAGAACCAGGTGATCCAAATCCATATGTCCCTCCATTTACAGGACCAGGTGGTACTCCTATTGAATGGCCACCAGTAACAGGTGGTACTCCTGAGGATCCTGTAGGTACACCACCAGATACAGGTGTTACTATCCCTGTAGAAGTTATTACAGGTGAGATAAGTGTTGGTGTAACCTCAGATAAACTTGAGTATAAGGAAGGTGAGTTCATTACATATACTATTTCAACTAATGGTATACCTAATGGAACTGTTATGGGATATACTTTATTTGGACCTAATATTACTCAGACAGATATTGTTGGTGGTAATCTTTTCGGAACCTTTGCTATTGAGAATAATAAGTCAGTGGTTGTTGTTGGTATAAAAGAAGATGCAGATATAGAACAGATTGAAAGTCTTAGGTTCGCTATTAGTGGTACTGGTGCTGTTGCTGACGTTAGTATCTTAGGTCAAGAAGTTAGGTTTACTGCTCCATCACCACCAGTTACGGATCCTGGATTCACTCCACCTACTATAGGAAATCCTATTGTAGATCCAGGTGGTAAGATCATTGAGATACCTATTGATAATCCTGGTGATCCTTATATATTACCACCTCATATTGCTATTACTGGTCAGGGATACGGTGCTCTAGCTATACCTCTATTAGATTCTGATGGATATGTTACAGAGATTCGTGTTACTCAGAGAGGAACTAACTATGTTGCTAATAGACCAGACAATGTTAATTGTGTATTAGATTCTCTCACATTAACCAGACCTGGTAGAGGATATACTTCAACACCTACTGTGTATATTGATGGAGACTCTTCCTTAGTTGTTGCTAGGATTAATAATGCTGGTCTTGTTATTGGATTTGAAGTTGTTGATAGAACAAAGATCTTTGATGTAGCACCTAAGGTTGAGATTGTAGGTGGTGGTGGTTATGGTGCATATGCCCTTGCTAGTTTGAGTTGTCTTGACAGCGAGACTAGAGATCTGCTAGGATATGCTAAGATCGGTACTGGTAGATACGTTGATTGCCCAACATGACGAGTTTAACACAACAGTCTGTAGATAATACACAAAAAGGTTTAGCCGATGGTGGTGTGCCTAAAGCACAGGGTGCTAATCAGCAACCTCCTGCTACTCCTCCTGGTTCTGCTACTGAGCAGGCTCTTATGTCTGCTGAGAGATTACTTGGTATTAAAATTATTAGACAAGTAAATGATGAAGGTAGAGTTACTTTTATATTAGCTACAAATAATGGTCAGAAGTTAGATTTTGATGAGAAAGGTAACGTATTCATTGGTGCTGCTAAGATAGGTGATTCTGAGGATGGTGGTAATGTAACTCTAAGGGCATGGGGTGATTTGAACCTTAAGCTCGGAAACAAACTTAATATAGAAGTTGAAAACTTCTTGAATGAAGAGAAACCAGTATCTATTAAGGTAGGTGGTGATTGTAATATTGAGTCTACTGATGGTCACCTAGCACTGAAAGGTAAGAATGTAACAGTTCGTGCTACTACAGACCTTAACTTGATAGGGCAGAAGGTTAAGATTATGGGTGGTAATAATAAAGGTGGTGCTGTTAGTATAGAATCTAATACATTTAAGACAGATACTACTTTCATTAATAATACTGTTACAGGTGGTTGGACACAGAAGGTTACTGGTGAGTATACTATCAGGCAGATGCTTGATCCACGTTCTATCTTTACTCTTAATACTGCTGGTCATGCTAAGTATAAGGTTCAGGGTGATTGCTCTTGGGATGTTCTAGGTAAGATGGGTGTTAATATCATGGGTATACCACCAAAACCAGTACCTACAGCACCTCAAATGGAAACACTTTCTGTGCATGTAATGAAAGGTGATACCAAATTCATTAGCACAGCAGGTAATCATACAAGCACCTTTACTGCTGGTAATGTTACTAATACTATTACTGCTGGTAATTTAACAGAAACCATAACAGGTAACCACACAGAGACTATTACCAAGAAACTAACACAAACTGTAACAGATGATGTTACTCAGACATGGAGTAAGAATTTAACAAGGATTGTTTCTGGTAATGAGACTCAACAAATTACTGGATTCTCTACTAACACAGTACAAGGTAACTATACTTTAGCTACATCAGGTATTGGTACTATCACCGCCACAAAGAATCTAATCATGTATGGTAAGATGATTATGTTGAACTAATGGGTGATGATGAACTCCTAGATGACCTTCAGGAGCGTATTGCAGAAGGTCCAATAATATTTACCCCAGATGAGGACTGGGTTGACTTACTAAATGATGAAGAAACTGACTAAAGAAGAGATCGGTTATAAAACTACCGATAAGATAACACAGATGTGGTTACTTAATCCACATGACCATCATATGCTCTATCAAAGAGATGATGGTTCTTTTTATGGATTCTCTCATATAAAAGGAGAGGATCCAGAAGAATGGTTCTGGGAAGCACATGGTATACAATTAGAATTGTTTCCAAAGGAACCACCAAAGTCTCATAAGTTCACACAAGAACAACTTGATAGAGCACCACATCATAACATATTAGAGAAGTATTATGGTAAAGATTGGAAACCAGTAGAAAATAAAGACCTACCTGACCATTTTTAAACTGGCACAAGGGTGGGTTGACAACACCCCATATAAGAGTTTATAATGTATAAATAACTTTACATAACGAATCAGGACTCGAAAGAATCGTAACCCTGTGCCGATGTAAGCAGATCCCATGTCGGGGATCTTATCATCCGCAGGGTCTTTTTGTATCCTTGCGAGACACTTAAAAAACAAACATGTCTATCAAATCAACAATCGCTGCTGTTGCAGCATCTCCATTCCTTCTCGCTGGTGCAGCTTTTGCTGGTCCATACGTGAATGTTGAAAGCAATCTTTCATACCCTGATGGAGATTATT